TGATGCAGCTGGTGGGGGTGGAGGGTCATCATATGCTTATGAATTAGCTAATGATGTAGAATTTAAACAGAGTATACATATTGGGTTGGGAAATATTACTATATCGTATGTTGTACCGAGTGTCATTTGTTTCGTAGCGAATACAATGATACGCACTGATCAAGGTGATGTACCAATTCAACTTATCAAATCAAAAAAACATACTATACACGGATCACATGTTGTAGGAATTACAAAAACTATTCATAATGAAGATGAATTGGTATTATTTGAAAAAAATGCGCTAGGAGATAATGTTCCAAATCGCGATACAATCATGAGTAGAAAACACAAGATTATTGTAAGAGGAAAATACGTAAAGGCTGAATGTATGATTAATGATTCGACAATTCGACTAGTACCTTATGATGAAACACTCATGTATAATATTGTAATGCCAACTTATAGTGTTGTTCGGGCGAATAATATTAAGGCTGAAACACTTCATCCGAGAAATAATGTTGCTATATTGTTTAAAAAACATATATGGAAAAAAAATCCAACCATGAATACAAAAAGTAATATTTAAGAATATTTAAGAATAATTATATTGTAATATGAGTTTTTAAGGAGTTATAAATCACATAAATATTTATATAAAATAATCACTTTATATAAATGGAAGATTCAAGACAAAAAATGAATTCATTATTTGCCAGCAAAAATCTTGTTAATGATAGTTTTTATATTACATACGCATTTTTAATGACTACTGCTACTATTACTTTTATTGAGGCAATTCGCACTAAAGATATGAAGATTCGTAATATTCTTAATTTAGAAACATGTATATCGGTTGTTGCTGCTTTCTTTTATGGTAAATTCATTACGTCCATTGAAAATGATGAGGAAGTCGATTATGAAGCTATTAATAAAACACGTTATACAGATTGGGCAATTACTACACCTATTATGTTGCTTGTGCTTGTATTGGCACTTTTGTATAATAGTAAAAATGGCGCAATGTCATTTACTTCTTATTTAAAAATTCTTGCCATGAATTATGGTATGCTTGGTGCAGGATATCTCGGTGAAATTGGTACATTGTCTAAATTATTAGGTAATTTCATTGGTTTTGGTTTCTTTGCTGGCTTATACGGATATATTTATAAAACATATATTCAAGGTAAATATAACTTTGATAATATGATTTTATATAGTGCATTCTTTGTTTTATGGGCATTATATGGTGTTGTATATTTTTTCGATGAAGTAACTAAAAATATTTCTTTTAATATTCTTGATTTGTTTTCCAAATGTTTTGTTGGTATATTTTTTTGGGCTTACTATGCTAAAGTATTCAAATTTTAATTATATGACGTAAATATCTACTACTAACCTCAAAAAATGCTAGACAAATCGCTTACGAATTCACACAATGAATGTCACTATATTATTATACACCTTCGGATATTTAGAATTAATTATATTATATTGTAATATATTATGAGTTCAAAAACATATCGATCCATTATTGTATCGCATCAGGCAAGATTGCGTTGTTTTTTACATGACTATCTTATAAATAATAATGATCAAAGTAATTCGCGTTCAAATTCGTCAGATTCGTATGACTCGGGTGTTACTGATGTCGAATCAGTTTCGTCCAGTGGTAGTGAAAGCAAGGGGGGCGGAGGAGGGCTACATCGGTTTCAGAATGGATGTGTTATTAAATTAATCATTACTTCAACCAGCTTATCATTAGAATTAGTGTATAATGGATCAATTGATGAAGAAAAACCAACATATACGTATTATGTCAAACCAGGTACAATTGACGAAAAAGCGAAACAGGGTAAATATCAGATTGAAGAGTTACATCCTATCTTTATCAAAGTAAATTTCGAACACATAAACCCAATTAACACATTCGAATTTTATTTGATACGTCATGGACAAGCTGAACATAATGTACTCAAGGGAATGAGTAAGGCATTCAGTAATAAAAACACTAAGTTAACAGAAGACGGGCGTGCACAGGCACTTTCATCAGGTAAACATCTAAAAGATATAGTAAGAGGTAAAGAAATTGATTATCTATTTGCTTCCGATTTAAATCGCACAAGTGAAACAATGGGACATTTTTTGAAGGGTTTTAATAACCAATTGATGGACAAGTCGATTGTAATCCTTCCATGTTCGCATGAATTAACGTATACTAAGAACTCTCACTGCGATGGTCATCAAGGTATAACACCAAATGAAAATATATCCACATGTGAACCAGGAAAGACTGGGAAAACATTATTAACTAGACAAACAATAGATTCATGTGATACAATAGGTGATCTTAGATTGGACTGGAGTTTTTATAGTAAGTTTTATGGTTCTGGAACACGAAGAAAACGCGGAAGTGAAGTGAGTAAACAATGTCGCGATACAGACATGTTTAAAGAGGCTATCGAATATATTACTAGTAAAGAGGGACGCGGAAATAAACGCGCGAAATTAAGTTCATTGTTACATGATATGCCTCAAACCACCCGTGATAAAATGAGTAATAACTTAAATAAATTAAATGATCTAAGTGATAAAAGTGATCAACTTAAAGAAGGTGCGAATGCTTTTGCCAAAAGTGCACAACAATTGGCTTTGGCGCAAAAAAGTTCAAAATGGTGGGGTAAAGGTGGTAAAACTAGACGAAAACGTCGTCCAGGAAGTAAAAGGAAGGGACAATCCGTAAAACGAAAACGAAAAGGGTCAATTGGTGTTTCGCGAAAACAACGTTGTAAATATGGTCGACGTAAATATCATAGAAAAACCAAGAAAAGACAGAGGGGAGGAAATCAAGAATAAAAGGATAACTATCTTTTTGATGCAATTGAAATTGATGATGCAGACAAAGTTGAAAATGCTTTAAAGAATGGAGCTAATGCGAATGCTAAGAATAAAGATGGTGATACACCACTTAGACACGCAATTATTTCTGGAAATATATACATGGTTGAATTATTATTAGAACACCCGGATATTAGTATTGAACTTGATCTTGATACAAACAAAGAACTTCGTCTGGCAGAAGATATGACACCATATGGTGAAGAACAAAATGGTATTCCTTATTTGATAGAAGACTACATAGTCACGAAAAATAAAATAAAAGAGCACAAATACAAAAATATAAAAGAATTATCAAATTATAAACGACCCAATATATCATCACTTAAAACTATGGCATATCATCGAGGTCCGTCTGCTTTAGATACTTATATCAATCTAAATCCAGGTACTATAAACAGACCTTATGGAAAACTTGGCGGTAAAAGAAGAACCTGAAAATCCAAAAGATCCAAAAGATCCAAAAAATCCAAAAAATCCAAAAAATCCAAAAAATTCAGGAGTAAGAAAAACTTTTAGGAAATCGGCATAAAATAACATAATAATAATATTCATTCATATTGTTATTATATATGTGTGTATATATTTTCTAATTCTCAATACTTGCTTCATATTTGCCTCCTTTTGATAAATTATCGGCGGCAAAAAGTGGCTGTAAATTTGTATAGTGAAAACATTTTTTTTGCTGCTCCTCTTCCTTTAAATCAAAACTACAACATGGTTTTATATGATCTATGTGCCATTCTCCGTGATTTTCCCACGTCATTCCTTCAACAAATTTGGCTTCTAAATATCCTTTTAAAAATGGTAATTCACAACCTGTTAGTTGTTTTGTTCTGTATTTTTTATCTGCTTTTTGATTTTTTAAAGCATGATATAAACGACTTCGTAATGTTTTTAGAATTTTAAATTCAGGATCTACTTTACATCGTGCTACTTGATAAATAGTATTTTGTTTAATAGTTTGCTGCTTATTATTTTGGTAATGTTCCTTTCTATCTTTGGATAAACATTCTTTACACGCAGCCCGTATTGTTCCTTTACATTTTGCAATAAAATATTTATCTAATGTTTTATTTTCATTACAAACAGAACATATTTTGGTTTCAGTATCATCAATAACAATTTCAGTAACATTCTCTTTAATTTTTTTATAATATTCTTGACTTTTTTGTTTTTCTTCATCTTTTTTCGTTTCAGTAAATTTTGATTTTCTTAATTTTTCATAATCATTTTTACATTCTTTACACCATGTTTTACCTTTGGGAATAGTTTTTATTTGAAAACATTTCCGACATTCTTCTTCTCGTTCATTTGGAATACGATTTTGTCGTTGTATAACCTTTTCTTTATTAAAACAAGTTCTACACACCTTTCTTCTAGGCATTAATTCTTTTTCTTCTTCACATTTAGAACACTCCATTATATAAATATATATATTGATATATGTTTATATTATTTTATTAATGATTTGTTGGTATTTCTCCTAAATATCACCACCCCTCAATCGGAGGACCAAATGAAGTGTACTCTCTTTTTGGACGTTATAGTCTGCTAATGTGCGACCATCTTCAAGCTGTTTACCAGCAAAAATTAGCCGCTGCTGATCGGGTGGGATACCCTCCTTATCTTGAATTTTTTGTTTAATATTGTCAATAGTATCGGAAGGTTCTACATCCAAAGTAATAGTCTTTCCAGTGAGAGTCTTAATAAAGATCTGCATTATATATAGTACCCACATGTATTTTTTAAATGATTCCCACTAAATAATTAAAACATTGATCCAAATCCTCCACCTCCCTTCATTTTAACCATTGTTTCAATTCTGAATCCCACTTATTACGATGTTGTAAGAAAAAATCGGGATTCTTTTCAACTACGTCAATAACAAAATAATGCACCCATGCAGTGAATTTAGGATTGACGTGTCGGTATTTATACTGCTCCCATACATTTCGAACAATTGGATTGTTTAGATACATTCTAAAGCACGTAATCCATCCTGCGAATGCATTTTGATTGGATTTAATTAAATCTAACTTATTATTAATTTTAAATTTATCTTCTAGTTTAAACATTCTGACAATATTTACCATTTCTTGAATAAATTTAGCAGAGTAATGCCATTTTTCTTCATTTCCGTCGTATGGTACATATTTGATGTGTGATAACCCTTTAGCATTCCATTCTGCACGTGTATAAAAAGAATTACCAGTACCCATACTAAAAATTTCCTTATATAAAGTATTTAATACCGGATAATTCATAGCATCTGCCTCCCATCTATCTACAACAATTTCTTGTGTAAAATGTGATAATCCTTGTTGTATTTCTTCTTCCGTAGTTTCAGATGCCTTTAATGTATCGTATCCAATTTTTCCAATAGCAAAAAATACGAATAAAGATGCTAAGAATTTAAATGGAAATTGTATAAATAGATCGGCTTCACTCTTGCCGTACTTCTTATATAATATATAATTAATATACGTTATACCTAACACTAATAATATTACTCCTGTGTATATAATATATAAACGATCGGTTATATATGTTTCACTCTTATTTGTGTGTTTTATTTTCTTAGTTGATGGAATTTTATTATTATTCTGTAAATTCATTTCTATTATAAATAACTATATTTTATTGATGGTAAAATGTTTAAAACATTGATCCAAATCCTCCACCTCCCAATGCTTCGTTAGCAGCCATTAACGGAGGAGGTCCCATTTGTTGTTGTTGTTGTTGTCCGGGTGCGTTAGCATTCACCATATGTGTAGGGTTAGATTGGTACATTTGATCGAAATTTTGTCCACCTTGGATGGGTGTGGATCCTAAACTTTGTTGATTTTGCATTGGTTCACGCGCAATTGTTGGAGGTGGTAATACATGGGATACATTTTGATTTTGTTGTAATACTGGTTCCTTCTCCCGTAAACTTTCCTCGCCGTTTATTAAACCCATCATACGTTCGTAAAGTATATTGCCCTTTTCACCCAATTTTGTCTGGAGACTAAGAGTGATGAATAATATTACTAAAACAATATTAATCAGTTGAAAAGGTGGGTAACTATCGTTACTATATGTAGGTACGAAAGTGACAATGCGATGGATATAAAAAAGTCCAATTAATATTACTAAAACTTGAGCAATCAATTCGATCACTATTTCTAAACTTCCTTTCGTGTCATCTGCATCCGGAATATAATGCTTCATTAGTTTATTTAATCCAATCACAGGAATGATGGAAAGTACCGAATATTGAGATAAATTTAATAAATCGTTCTTAGTATCGTCTTTGAAATCAAATACATGTTCGAAAAAGCTATTTTTTTTTATTGTCCCACCGGTAATGTCGTCCATATGAAGTAACATTAGAAATAAAAAAAATGAAAATTGAAAAGAATATAATAACTAATTGCTATTTATATATAAGTTAAAATGGTTCGAATTTGCGATAAACCTTATGATGAACAGGAGAATATTGAAAAGTATACCGAATATTTCGATTACTTTCCCTTCCCTTTGAGCGATTTCCAAAAGTATGCTATACATGGTTTGGTCGAATCACAACATGTTTTGGTAACAGCGCATACGGGTTCAGGTAAAACACTTCCAGCAGAGTTTGCGATTAAACATTTCACATCAATGGGAAAAAAAGTGATTTATACAAGTCCTATCAAGGCATTATCCAATCAAAAATATTACGAGTTCAGTAAGGCATTTCCCGATATTAGTTTTGGTATTCTTACCGGTGATATTAAGTTTAATCCTGAAGCAGATGTTCTAATTATGACAACAGAAATTTTACAGAATACATTATATCTACAGGATAAGGATGAAAAAACAAAAAATAAATTGTTAATGTTTGAAATGGATATCGCTAATGACTTGGGGTGTGTCATTTTTGACGAAATCCATTATATTAATGACCAAGATCGGGGTAAGGTATGGGAAGAGACAATTATGATGCTCCCAGATCACATTCAAATGTTAATGCTTTCCGCGACAATTGATAAACCAGAAAAATTCGCCTCTTGGTGCGAGGGTCAGAAAAAAACAAAGGAGGTCTATTTGGCTTCTACCGAGCATCGCGTTGTTCCTCTACATCATCATTTGTTTGTCACTGCACCCGAACATCTATATAAACAAATTACTAGTAAGTCTGAAAAGGAAGAAGTTCGGCAACAAATGGATCAACTTCTTCCTCTACGAAGTCCGAGTACAAATTATTGCGAAGAATCTTATTTAAAAACGCGCAGATTGATTGATAAAATAGAAAAGCACAAAACGTTCATCAGTCCTAATTTTGTTCTTAATCAAGTCGTTAAATATTGTAAACAAAACGAGATGTTGCCTGCCATTGCTTTTGTATTCTCGAGAAAAAATGTAGAAAAATATGCTGAAGGAGTTGGTGAGATTGTTATTGATGATATGTTCCCTGTGCCTCAAGTAATTGAACGCGAATGTGAGCATATCATTCGCAAGTTGCCAAATTATCGCGAATATTTGGAGTTACCTGAATATAAGAATATGGTACGATTGATTTCGAAAGGAATTGCGATACATCATAGTGGTATAATGCCCATATTGCGCGAGATGGTTGAATTGTTATTTGCCAAGGGATATATTAAACTCCTCTTTGCAACAGAGACCTTTGCTGTCGGTCTTAATATGCCTACTAAATCGGTTATTTTCACAAACGTTTCGAAATATACTTCCGAAGGTAGTCGCTATTTGTATAGTCATGAATATACACAAATGGCTGGGCGGGCTGGGCGACGAGGCTTGGACAAAATCGGTCATGTGATTCATTGCGCAAATATGTATAGACATATGATGCCGACTACTCTAGAAATGAAAAATATGTTATCTGGGATTCCGCAAACATTGGTTTCTAAATTCTCTATCCATTGTACTCTTTTGTTAAATTTGTTACAAAACATTCACAAAGGCGCAAGTTCCGAGATAACGCAATATATTAGTAAGAGTATGTTGCATGGGGAGATCGAAAAGCAAATTGTGGCGGAAGATAAAATAGGTATCACAATGAAGGAAAGTATTGAAAAGCGGTATGATATAATGGTTCAAACCGGTATGTGTATTGATGATTTGGTGAGTTACAAGAACATACAGAATACTTTGAATGGACTACAAAATAAAAAGAAAAAGGCTGCTATGCGAGACATGGAGCAAATCGAGATGAAATATGGAAAACATTGGAAATCTTATCTAATACGATATGATGGGTATTTATTGGAAATGAAAAATTATACCCAATATGTAACTTTACTTGACCAACGCAAACAATTCATAGAAGGGACATTGTCGCATCATATGAATACATTAATTACACATGAGTGTGTTAGCTTAAGCGAGGATGGCGATTATATGATAACACTAAAAGGCGAGGTCTGTGCATTGATTAAGGAAGGTCCCGGTCTTTTACTCGGTGAACAATTGTTTTGGGGTCATGAAATATCTACATTTAGTTTGGTGGAGATGGTTGGAATCCTAAGTATTCTTACACCGATCAAGGTTCATAGTGATTTGAAACAAATGAGACCAAGTTTGGAGAATAAACGTTTGAATGATTTCATTATTGCGATGGATTCGACATATACGTCAAATTATCTCGAAATATACAATACAGAATTTCAATTTGATATTATTCAATATGTTATGGATTGGGTGGACGCGGAGGACGAACAAACATGCAAACAGATATTATTCCGTGTTCAAGAAGAGAAGGGTATATTCTTAGGTGAATTTGTCAAGGCGCTGCTTAAAATTAATCACATTGCATTGGAACTCGAGACAGCAAGTAATATATTGGGAGATGTACATTTATCACATCTGTTTAGTGAAATTTCTTCCAAAACGTTGAAATATGTTGCAACAAATCAATCATTATATATTTAGTTAATTAGTTTGATATAAAATCAATTACATATTATTAGGTAGTAATAATAATATGTTAAGACTCCATTTTTTTATGTGGTTACATATATCGTCATATTTAAGCTACATTCCTCCTTTCAATAGCGATACACTACAAATATCAAATATAGCTCGTGTAAAATCGATTGATACAATTAAACGATCACGTGGGTTGATATATTTCTCTTCACACGATTTAAAAAAGTACGTTAGACATATATTTATTGAAACAAAAACCATACCTCTGACAATTATGCTAAAAATGTTCATGAAAACATATACATTGAGAGAAGACTGGAATTCACTCCCTGAACGTATGTGTGCAAATTGTTTTCCTAATAAATCGATATCATGGACACGCGTTGAAAAAATACCGAAACCTGGTCTACGTAGCAAATACGACGTGTATTGTTTTATACGTTCTTTAGAAAAATCGCAATTAGATGTAATAGTCCGCGATTATATTTCTAAATATTCAATTCGTTTTTATTAGTCTGCCTACAAATTATAGATATATAACCTAATCCATTAGATTCCGTATTCCACCCATAGATTCCGTTTGTTTCCTCATTCCACTCATAGATTCGACCTGATCTTCTTGTTTCTTTATTCCACACATAGACTCAATGTGTTGACCTTGTAAAATCATTATACCTAGGGCAACAAACATAAATAAAAACGGGAATAGCACGAGAAACCACGAGATGCTAGAAAATCCAGAGGTACATATCAAATTTAAAATGAATGTCCAAAAAATAATATATACAACTTTAGCAACAAATATTAATGAAATGTTGTTCGAAGGACAACTAAAGCTACCTAAACAATATCTATCATGACTACCATAATTTTGTATAACCATCATTAAAAGGGCTACAATTGAAATAGAGAAATATATTAGCGCCGGTGTGCATAAACTTTTAATAGTTTTAGCGATTTTCATTATATATTACGCATACAAAAAAACATAGCCCCCAATATTTAACGAATTAGATGAGTTAATATCGAATAAAAAAATATGACCTACTATTGTAATAATGGTATTTGGAAGTAATGGTAGAACATTGGAACAATTATTAACTCAGGCAAGAACGATTACCTATATTGAACCACAGAAAGAATATTCACAATGGACCGAAGACGAAATCAACATGAAATCTATTTATATTTCCCTACAAACACGCGAACAAATAGATTCAATGCTTTATCTATGTAAATACTTCCCACCAATTAAAATACTATTAAAGGCACAGCTGAAGGTATTCATTACACAACATGGAGTATAATTATTCCAACATATGGACACGAATTTTTTGTTTCAGTCTGTCTTCATCACGAAATAGGTAAATGCGAAATAATACAGAATCGAAGTTGTTTTTATTTAATCTTGAGTTTACTTTTGATACCATTTTGAGTTCGGGTAAATAGGACATGTATTGATATAATCCGTCATTTCGTTCTATTCGATCAAAAACATATCCTGTATATTCGGTTTCAGACATATTCGGTGTCTTTGTACATAATTCCAAGAGCGAACATTCAGTTTGTACCTTCCGAATAGAACGCATGGTCGTATTGATATAGTCCAGTTTACCGAGCCAATAGGTATAAAACCGATCAATATCCCCCTTGAAAACATACATCCCTAAATTTCGTTGTATGTTTGCCAAATTTATCAGATCAACCAATCTACGGATAGGAGACGTTATATGTGTGTATGTATCTAGTTCTAGAATTTCATGCGGTGTTTTTCCAACCACATATTGTCCTGCAGCCGCTCCCCATATTTTCATAAAATTATATACATCATCAGGTAATGTAGAAGGTACTGGCGCGGTGGTATTATGAAATGAAGAGCTTCTATATATGCCATTATCATGATCGCAAAAATGTTTAGCGCAATAATAATTCATACAAATCATTAAATAGGCAATCACATCATAGCTGTTTTTGATGACCCGTACAAATTTATGTGTTTTTATCATATTTCTGGTCGTAGACAATAAACTCTGGTAATCTGTCATGTTAACTAGAGCCTTCTCTTCGTATATATAATTCTTGCGTACAGATATTAGACAATTTACGAATTCGATATCCATAATTTTTCCATTTTCGACGATGAGATCCATTGCGAGCGCAATGCGACGTTCTCCTTGTTGAAGACTACAAAGTATATCTGAAAGAATGGTCGGTAACATAGGTCGTTTCCTATCCGGTAAATAAATAGTAGAAATGCGATTTGCAAACGACTCCCAAAGATTCAATGTATCGATCCATACACAGACATTTGTTATATAAATACTCACTTTACATTTCGTTTCATTGATCGACGTAAAACTGACAGCATCATCAAAATCCTGTGTTCCTTTGCCATCGATAGTAAATATATTTTCATGTGTTCTGTCGACAATTTGAGGATTTGACTCAACGATAGAATCAAGTACTTTACTAGGATCATTTGTAAGTGCCTTGAAATTACGTGCTGTACTTTTTGTAAAATTTTGGATAGATGCGTTCAAACTTTTACAATACAATTGATATTCGTAAAAGTTCTCAATAATATCCACATCACCAATGGTTTGTGTTAACATGCCTAGTGGATGGTTGGAATTCCATGATATGAACTTGAAATTTACATATTTATTAACAGCTTTTTTGGAAAACCCCAAACTCCTTATTTCATAAGGAATCGTAAATGGGGGAATACGTTTATCATCAGGTAAACATTTGTATAGGCATTTATTCTTTTCCTTGCCGTACATTTTACCACCTTCCAACACCAATACTCCTGGCATTCCTTGAGTTTCTCGAACCGGAGAGTGTATGATAGTACAAACATCATTTTCTGCAAATGTAAAAATGTCTCCGTTGAATAGTCTATGGTGAACCGGTGAAAAACCAACCAGCGAAACATATTCCATGGTACTATAATTATTAATTTTCCATGACGTCATACTCCTGTCATCAAACATCACCTTATATTGAATCATTATATTGAATCTAGAATATAATGATTGTTTTTGTTATTTTTTTAATTCAATTTTACCCAAAATTAACTATTTTCAGGTATTGTTTCACTTATACCATCAAAACGATTCTTGTCGACGACAACCTTGTTATAAATATAATTAATATAATTAGGTGTTAGAGCAACAAGATTCATTAATGATCTGTACTGCATAGTGATTATAGCAGAAGTGTCGACAATTTTATAACTATAATACCAAGAGGATGGGATAAATAGCAATTCGCCTTGTTTTATTGTAAGACGTAATGGTTTAATTCTATCAAAAGCATCACTCGATTGTGTTGCTTCGTCAAATGGATCCATTGTACTTTCATTCACAAATGTTTCATAATTGTATGTATAATTCAGAAATTTAATACTCTTTGGTGGACACAAATATATTTCGACATTTCCATGACATATATAAAGAAACGTACGAAAACATAAGGGTGATACAAAATTGGTAGTAGTATTTTTACCCATTGTTAAATCATAATTTTTATAACATGTAAATGATGGTCGCAAAAAATTATCTTCTGTATTTATTTTCATTAATGTATCACTATCACTTAAAAATGCCTCGTTATTAGACGTTAAAAAATTATCCTTTCCAAAGACATCACCAATCTTTTCTGGCACATCACTATTTAATTGAAACGATTTATAATTATTCAATAAATGACTAGGTGAAAATGTATTATTCATAATTAAATTATTGTAATAGCTAATGAATGGTAATCGTTTATCACATTGTTCCTCGAAATCTTCTTTGCCGGTTATTTGAATTGTGCGGACATCCAGTAAATTATTCACCTTTAAATGGAATAATACGTGTATATAGACAAATGCGACAAATAGAAAAACGACGCATATATATAATAGTTGGTTCATACTAAAAAATAGCGACACTAATTTTATATAGATTTAACGTAAGATAATATATCATTGTTAATTTATGGTATTCTGCTTAATAATATATATATGAATATGAATATGAATGCGTGAAGTGTCTAATCTTCTATTTGTGGTGCTAAGAAGAATTTAATATAACTATCACCATGCAAATTAAAATTACAACAGCACGGGATATCAGGAGACATCATAATGGTTAGGTTCTTGTTTAATTTTTGAAAGTTCGACATTACCTGTAGATATCTCAGCTGAAATTGGGTACTAATGTCACACCCCTCATCGACAATGTAAGTTTCAATGTTATCAGATAATATATTCACATCCATGTTACCTTCAATTGAACCAGTAATTAAATGTACACTATCTTCTTTACATTTGAATTGGACATTATCTCCAAAATTTGAAAGTTGGTCGAGTATTTTCTTCCATTCCTTGGATTCGATTTCCATGCTAACATTATAATCACAAGGAGGTATTACCATCATTTCTGATTCGTAGTCGATGAGTGGCATTTCAAAGAATTTATTAAAACTACCTGTTGGATGAGTAAATGAAACATCTAATTTGTCCAATGTATCACTGGATGTTTTCATACTAATATGCTGTATTGGGTCACGGGTATTCAAAATTTTACTAAAAATACCACCATGAATCCCAATAGTAAATGGTTCTTGGCATTCATAAACACTGAACCAGTCCTTGCAAAGCGACACTTCGAAAATGGCTACATGCGAGTCATCCATTCCTTGAATATACACGTCATTCTCTCGGAAATTAATACAGAATTTATCGCTAAATTGCCGAATGTTTTGAAATATTATTTGAAAACATTCGCTCCTCTTTACGTCTTCGATGACAAGATTCATTTTATTATGATACTAATTACTATCTATATGAGAATAAAATCAATTTTACTTTTATTAACACTCCTCTTCTTCTTCTTCGACTTCCTCTTCTTCTTCCTCTTCCTCTTCCTCTTCCTCTTCTTCGACTTCCTCTGTATCGAGACAATTTTCTATTGTGGCTACATTATTTTGTTTCATATCAAAAATAACTTTTTTTTCATCATTTTGTTTCTCAAATGAATCAAAACGTGTAGTGAATAGATTGTGAAGGCTGTTTCGTACACCCTCAATTTTTTCGTTGTGTGTGGTAAGCATTTTGTCTACCTTAATCATTGTATTACGCACTAGTTCAGCATTAGTTCCGTGACCCTTATGCAATGTTTCGAAACGATTATTAACGGATGTCATGAAATCAGGCAATTTGGAGTTTAGTTCCTGGATATTTTTAACAAGATCCTCAATGGTTATTAATTGAGTGTTAATACTATCAGTTCGTTCATTGAGTTGTGAATATTTATTGTTTATGTTTGTGTTTTCAGTAACTAGATCATTAATTTTGCTATCATATTGTTTAAATGTTTCACTTGTTACGCCTGTGACAATTTCTAGCGCTTTATCTTCATTGAATACTACACTAGGTTCAATAGTTACCTCTGTATTAGTATTTGTTTGCACATTATTTTTTGCTGCTAATGGTTTTGAAGCAACATCAAAAAAATCTTCGTCAATAGCAGATTGTCTAAACTCGGAAACATCACTCATTTCCTCGTAATTATTTTGTATAGCAGGTACTTGTGAACTAGTATCAATAATCTTATTCATTGATTCAACTTGACTTTCCAATGACCTGATCTTACCATTAATAAGCATAAATGCCTGTGTAATAGATAAAAGTTTAGGTTCTTGCTTTTCACTAAATGTGTTGGGATTATAAGGATTCGATGTAGAATGTTGCTGATTTTGTGAAGAAGGTTGAGGATTGGGAGTAAGTGTATCTTGAATATTGGAACTAGGTCCTGCGCGTCGACTTCTTGCGGAAGAATTCGCTCTGCTACTCATTAATTTTAATCCATATTATAATTTGTTTAATTGTACGTGAAAAATTATATTTCATACGTTAAAAAAAAATGTTTTCTCCTTCAATATTAAGAATGGGTATACAAAAAAAATTATTATCCCTTAATATTAGGAATTATGTCCATTATAAGATATATATGTTATTGGCAATAATTATATTATTTTCATTTTTGTATCTCCTACTCGACGACACACACTTTAGTGGATTAAATACGATACATGAATTAATAAAAAACGAGGTAATTAAAGCAAAAATAGAAACACGGATAAGTAAACAAGAACACATAAAATCAAACGCGAATATAACAGACTCGCAACAAGTAGGTACAATCAATTCCTTTGCAAACATTGAAACATTTACATCTAAAGAAGCAATGCAATTTTACGGAAAAGAAGACAAAAAAAATAAGGCTATTGATAAGGTTGCGAAACACGCGGAAAAGGAAGTTACCAACGAAGAATTAACTTTGGATAAAATTAAGCCACCTTTATGGCAGAAATATTTCAATCGACTTTATTTCGCTGTTTCTAGCGGATGTCTTTTAGGATACGGAGATGTATATCCTATATCAAACATAGCTAAATTTTTTACTATGATACAGGCATTGATTACGGTTACTTTAATTGTATATTAGATAAAACGTATAAAGAAATGTGACTATGTATATTTATAATGAGTACCTCTACTGAAGTCGAAAAAAATACTTCCACTAGTCAGATTCCTTCCGAAGGTCTAAGATGTCTTGGTTCTGTTAAATGGTTTAACACAAAGTCCGGATATGGTTTTATTACACTACTTGATGGAGAACTAGCAGCAACAGATATTTTTGCTCATCATAGTGTAATTAGTGTTAAGAATGAACAATATAAATATCTTATCCAGGGCGAATATGTAAGTGTAATGGTTCAACCCAGTGATGCGACCAATTACAAATGGCAAGCAACGCATGTGACAGGTGTATGTGATGGTCCTCTCATGTGTGAAACACGCAACACTATCAAAAACCAACGAGTGGAATACTCTCAAACCAAGGAATCAACAGGTGGTGATTACGCCCAACCAAAAGAATAAGTTGGTTACAAATAAGTACGACGTGTATATAACATGGTAACTGGTACCTTGCGTTTACATAATAAAATCTCTTTTCCAGGAACATTGGATCGATTACTACTCGTACATTTAGTTTGTTTATAATTATTATTATTATAAATAAGCGTATTGCCTATTCTTGGCAAACCTAAAACATTAGGATTTGTTTGTACACCCTCTTTTTGTATTGTCCAAGAAGGTTTATTACATTTACTTGAACCACGTAATATTTCAACCAAATGTTGCTTCTGCGTTTTATTATGTTGTTTGGATCCATGCTGTAAAACCTCGTATTTGCGTCGTTCAGCTAACTCGTGTTCAGTATAAAGACTATGTGGGTTGAATTGTTGTGTGAAACGAAACCATGTTCGCGGGGGATTCGGTGGCACACTATTAAGTTGGCATATGGTTGTCATATAATATCATATGATACATAAAATAATATGTATCATATAATAAAATTCAAAATTTAATAGCTATAACGAATCGACATCTTCTGTAGTGATTTAATGACATCGCATTCTTCTGGAACACTTGTAGGAACACGGGGTGCAACGGCACTTCGTACAATACGAGGATAGTTTGCCAAATTGGGAACACCGGCCTTTTTAACACCACCGCAATTCTTCGACATGTTGTTTGTTAGACGATTGCTATTAATACCTTGACGAGCGCTCATTTTAATATAGTTGGATATTATTTTTTTTCAGATTAGCTAATTGTTTCTTAAAAACCACTTAAATGATAAGTAGTTGGGGCGTGATAAAGACAATGATCTATTATTACCACTCATTGTTGTATCAGCACCCTTTTTAATGATCTTATCTATTTCGGTTGTTCCTAAACCATAATCAAAATACCAAAGATTGCTAATATATCCTGAAAATCCGCCATTTAAACCTGTATAAACATTTCCGTAATTTTGTTTAGGGACACCACTTAACATATGACGTTTTACAATTGTTCCATTTATATAGACATCTAGAGTTCTATTTTCGCAACGTATCATAAGATTAATCCATTTATTTAATGGTATCTCATCTATTTCTACTTGTTCTGTTACATTATGAAAGGTATTCATCACCACAAGTAAGTTATTTTTAACAGGTGTCAAATAAACGCCTGGTGCATTATTGGGATGGTTCAGACCTGTGTTAGTATTTCCATTCTCACTCACTGCTCCTTTCTCTTCGCCTTTATGAAAAATATGTCTAAATTTACCCCGATTATATTCCATATCATCAACCAATATCCATACAGACCATGTAAATTCAACACCTTCGTTTTCATTAGATGACCTCATTATGGTCTTTGATTTATCCATTTTGGGGTCTTGTTCAAAAATCATCATTTGTTTCGCATCAATCATTCCATCTAAAAGGTGAGGAGAACTAGGTGGAGACATGATCCACTTAATAAATCCAATACCTAATTGCAACAATATAATAAAGACAACTAACACTAAAATAAGAAATGCGAAATTCATTACCATACTATTTGATTTAAAGAATTCACTAGTGCTACCCATAGCATTGTTATCATTTCCATACATAGCATTCATGTTTATATTATATGGTTAGAAAAATGCTTAGATAGTAATGCTTTTTTCTTCAACGCCATTGTCCATCAAAGTTACCTTAATCTCGTATTTTCTAAACAATGATGACAACCAATTACCGCTCCACCCTGATCTATATGTATTCCATGCCCGTTGAGGGTCAGCCGAATCTTCCCAATATTGCAATTTAGAAGTGAAACCAGAAAATCCACCAGCGGGTGTTATTGCTAAATCACTTGTATTGTCTAATCTGGGTAAACCGGGTAACATACATGTGCGAACCAGTTTTCCATCCATGTATACATCCATTGTCTTATTAAAGACACTAATCATAAGATTGACCCATTTTTGAATAGGGACATTTGCTACATTACAATTATGGATGACTTCACTACCTGAATTATTTCCAGGGTATACAGACATTGAAACCTTGATATTATTTTGCATGGGGTCTAATACAACAGATGGGGCTGGCTTATTATTCTTATCTAAACGACCAAAAATAATTTTAGGTTGTCCATACTTATAATTCCAATCCTTAACATAAAACCAAATACTATATGTAAAATTCATTGTGGGAATATCTCCCGTACCTAAATCTGAACCCTTAATAACCTGTTTTACAGAAGCATCAGATAACGATGAAAACCCTGAATCAGTTGCTAATGCTTGAATAATAAAAAATACAAGCAAAATAACAATCACTACAATAACAATTGTTTTGGCGTCCATTTATATAATATAACCAAAGAATATTTTCTATAATATAGGTGGATTTAAGCTATTATACATCATATACATGTAATTAATTGATTTTTTGCTTAATGTCTGCGTGAAATATATTACATTACATATACTTCCTCCCATATTTTCATTCGAACCTGTTACAATTGTATCATAATACATGTAGGGTACAATATTTGGTTTTGTAGCAACCAATACATTGTTAATAAAAATATCAATTGTACTTCCAGAATAATTAACAACGATATGGTTCCATCGTTGTAATGGGATATCATCAGTCAAGTAAATTGTCTTCAGTGTTGTCTTTCCATCCAACATTTGAATACGTAATTTATGTGCATACTGATTGTATTCGATCATTGGTTTACTACCATAATTTAAAATGGGATAATATACATTTGTGCTGCTGTCTGGATTCAAATACACCCAACTACTTATGCTATAATCATATTGGAAGGTATCATTTTTATCAGAAACTTTATGCAATTCGTTAAAAGATCCAATCGTCTCGGTTTTGTTCAGGCGTATTGGTTCACGCAATAGTTGTTTACCATTTCGAACCGCGGTTTTATACATGTAATTTTTGATTGCTCCGTAAAATACATAAGTTACAATAGCAATACCTTCTAAAAATAAAAGTATATACGCTTCTTTAGGTGCCGTTTTTAATTCTTTCACAATGGCTGTGCCAACATGCGATAAATAACATGGTATATAAATAAATATGTTTTTGATTAATCTTAAAACCTTATTTGTTTTACTATCCTCGTCTGGTAAAATTTTGTCTTTATATTTATAAAATGTCAACGATGATATAACAACACCTGAAATAATCAAAATCAACAATAAATGAGAGCTAAACTCGTAATTTTCTATACATAAGAATAATATCCCATAAACCATTGCGGCAAACAATACAAATATACCTAACATCTTTCCAAAGCTATTCATTTGTGTTAATATGGAAATCGGTTCTCCTGTTACTGGTTTGGATAATTCATGAAGTGATAATAAACTACCTAAGAATATAGCAGATGCTATCGCCATTGTACCCATGAATACTTGAGGATGATACTCTTCAAAAAACGGAACAGTTTTATTAACGTCGAGAATGAACATTGTTGTTAAAAAAACAACCAATACATAAATATACCTCAAAGGGTTCGCGTATGTCGTAAAAAAAGCACCTACTTTTTCCGTAAAAGATAATGCATTTGTACTCATATACAAAGGCATTATTTTAAAATTTCTCCATTGCCGTTTTTTTACCATGACAATCGCGACACAATGCTTCTAAATTGTCAACATGATTTGAACCACCATATTCCAATCTCACTTTATGATCCACTTCAAACCACGCAGGAAGTTGGTTTGAGCAATGATTACATTTCCAATCTTGTTGTGATGCTACCCACTTCTTCTTTGTTTCACTGACACTTCGTTTTGTAGCAACTTGGTGCGAACCATTTATACTCGGTATTTGTGTTGTGCCGCCAGATTGCAATATCCTTTGAGCTGATTGAGAATCTTCACCACTACCACCTCCACCGGTTAGGTTTAGAAACGGAGAAACCATACTTAATGCGTCTTTATTAATTGGAAGAAATTTAACCATATTCGATGCCTGTGAAAGTAATTCTTTAGACTGGTATGGATTTCTCTTTAACATTAAATAAAAGGAAAATCCAAGAAATACATACATTCCTATTTCCAGATGTTTTTTATAACCTTTAATTTTTGTTAAGTAATAATTATCATAATAGGTATTAAATGCTAAAAACCCTGTTACACCCAATACTATTATCTCGAGCTTTCCCATATATATAGTTTGTATTATTATCTCACATATGTCTCACAATTTCCAGTCTTTTTATTTCGTCTTGTGCCATTAGGACATCTTTTACGGCGTCGTGTTTTTGCAGGTGATGATCTGCGTTCGGTGATTGTTCTGCCTGTAGATCGCGATCTTCTACGGACGCTTTTTTTTGAGGATGCATTGGAAACATGGATAGTCACTAACTTAGTTGGAGGATTTGACTTGTATCGCGCACTATTTGGAGTTTTTGGCATGTATTTCACACCAGATGACTCACTTACGTTGCTACTAACAATCGAGGTAGATTTGTTACGTCCTTTCTCTATTATACCTAAAATACTATTTATACGCCTTATACGCGAGACGACATCCGATACCACTATATCTTGGTGTGAACTTGGTACCAATATATCTTGCAACATGGATCGTATCTCATTCGTGACATTGTCACGCAAAGCGGCAGATTCCCATCGTACTCCCGAATTATGAGCCAAATCGATGTAACTTGTTAATATTCCAAAAGTATCAGCTATGTTTAAAAAGTGACTAAATAATTTATCTAATTTAAATTTTCCATTTGTTGTAAAATGATAGAGAGAATCGGCTACATATTCGAATACAGGATCTCTTTTATAACTGGGTGATAGACGCAGCAAATAATTTTTTAATATTGTAACAGCGAAATCGTGATGACCTGAACCCGTTTGAGGTTCGATTTCATTATTATATGCGTCATAAAAAAAATCATATATCATATCCCTCGTGGGTACCGGATATCTTTTTAAAAACCTCTTATAACCGAGTATACACTCATCGTTGAATATGATATTCATAAAGGGGAGATTATACTGAAATGGGCGATAACAAATAAATTCAGGGATGACCTTTCTATCTTTTATCTCACATGATAATCCAAAATCTATAATTTTTGCCTTATCTTTATCATTGATCATGATGTTAGCCGCCTTTAAATCCATATGGAATAGTCCATTATCATTCATTGGTTTAACAGCCTTTGTTAATAAACGTATTATTTCCTCGTTTATTATTTCTACCTTATCCATATTAAGAACTCCATCATAAATAAATTTTTCTAAATCTAAACCTCCATCACGAAGTTGTATCATTTTTAGTTTATCCAGCTGTGTATTAATATTGGACTTAGTAATATTTCGTCGAGTCAAATTTTTACACTTGGAGTCGAAATTTACTAAATCAGACGATGTCAGTTTTATTGGATCACACAATGTTTCTGGTAACAGAAAATAATGTTCATATTTAGGTATTTGTTCTAAAATAGGTAGAAAACGAACGAGTTCATTGTACTCCTCTGATGCATTTGTTGATGTCATAAGTTTAGATACCAATCGTTTTCTAGTTGAACTGCCATGCGAACTTTGACGCGATGAACATTTTAATGGGGGGCGAAAAACACAACCAAAACCACCGGCTGCTATCGCCTTTCCACCATAGGTTTTATTTTTCATGCTTACTAATTGACCACATTTTATTTTTGATACAAATATATCACAATTACTATAAAAAGAGATATGAACGTACAAAATACTATTTTATCGCGCGACATAAAAGGTTCTTTATCTGGAATATATTGCGAGTAGTATTTATGCAACGCATCTTTAAGCGACATTTCATTCTTCTTTAGTTTTTTATTGATTTGATTATGGATGAAATTAACCCATCTAACAAACGAATTTCTATTATCCAAATAAGGAGATACTGGATACAGCGTAATTAATTCATCGAACTCTTTCCCTATTTTTGTATCGGGGATAAATAAATGGAAATCTCGAATGAGATTATAATATTTTTTCTTTGTTATGTTGGTTGGACTATGTGGATAAGATAAAGCAGTAGTTAATAAAAAGAACCAATAATGAGGTCCCCATACGTCTGGGTTATATTTCATTATATGAAAGCCATATAAAAATATAACAGCTATATCTCATAATGAAGATAACAAGCGTATGTAATAATTGTGGTCATAACGGGCATCTATTTCAAAATTGTCAAATGCCTATAACTAGCATCGGGATTATTTTAATCCATGAAAAAAGTAAGAATAATTTAGAATATTTAATGATACGACGCAAGGATAGTTTTGGATATGTAGATTTTGTCCGTGGAAAATTTCACACTAGCAATTTATTTGCTCTGCAGACAATTATAGATGAACTAACTTTAGATGAAAAGGAACGTATACTAAAAGATGATTTTAAGAAAGAAATAGAAACAATTGCTAAAAATAAAAAAATTGAAGAGTCCGTAATTCAAAAATGGGAAAATTTGCGAAGCGGATTTGATTTAGATGGTAAACGCATTACTTTAGAATCATTGGTTAAACAAAGTTCTACATCATGGGAAGAGTCGGAATGGGGGTTTCCGAAAGGACGCAGAAATTTTATGGAAAAGGATATTGAATGCGGAATTCGCGAATTTGAAGAAGAAACAGGATTATCTAAAAAAAACATTTGCCTTTTTGAAAACGTTATGCCATATGAAGAAGTATTTACTGGTTCAAATTTAAAATCGTATAAACATAAATATTATTTGGCTTTTCTACCAAAGAATATTATGAACATGGGTAATTATCAAAAATCTGAAGTATCAAAAATGGAATGGAAAACATACGACGAATGTGTTAAAGTGATACGTCCATACAATTTAGAAAAAAAACATGTGATTGATAAAATACATAAAAGTTTACAGGATTATAAGATAATATATTAAAATATATATATGAAAACATCGCAGGATAGATTAAGAGATTATTATACAAATAGCAATGACGACAATGATGAAAATTCTATCCCTACTACAACAAGTAGCAGTACACAAAAAAACACAACTAATTCGATGTTCACATTTCCTACACTTGTGGATGAAAACATGATGATGCGAATAAGTTCAAAACAAGAATTTTACGACACTCAAGAGCATTCAAAAAATATTAGCGAATTAGAAAAAATATCAGATGAAATATGTAATCAGGATTTTCAGTTGGCGCCTCATCAAACGTTTATACGCAACTTTATGTCAAGAATAACACCCTACAATAGCCTGTTACTTTATCACGGATTAGGAACCGGTAAAACATGTTCCGCAATTGGTGTAGCAGAAGAGATGAGAATATATATGAAACAGATGAATATTCGAAAGAAAATTTTAATTGTTGCTTCACCAAATGTACAGGAGAATTTCCGTCTACAATTATTCGACGAACGCAAGTTGAAACAAATAAATGGAGCATGGAATATTTCATCTTGTGTTGGACAATCATTGTTTAACGAAATAAATATATTGCAAACCGACAATTTAGAGAAGGAATATATTATAGAAAAAATAAACATATTGATTAATAAATATTACGAATTTATTGGATATACCAAATTCGCTACATTAATTATGAGCAAAAAGCGTAAAAATGTGCTAGAAGACACTTTTGAGGGACGTCTTATTATTATTGACGAAGCGCATAACATCCGTGCCGGAAACGACAAAAATCTTAAAAAGGTTGCCGCAGCATTGAATACATTGGTAGAAGAAGTACATAATGTACGTTTGTTACTTCTTTCCGCCACACCAATGTTTGATAATTATCGCGAAATCATCCAGATCATTAATATTTTGCTTAAGAATGAAAAGCGGGATATTATGGTTGAAAGTGAAATTTTTGATTCGACAGGCAATTTTACAACGGACGAAGATGGTAAAGAAATTGGTAAAGTCGATTTCGCGCGTAAAATAAATGGTCTTGTATCATTCGTACAGGGTGAAAACCCATTCAGTTTTCCGTTTCGTATCTTCCCAAAGCTATTTTCACCTGATGATTCATTCAAAGGAACAACAGAGTATCCCAAATATCAATTAAACGACGCTCTCATATTAAATCCTATTGAGCATATTGACATTTTCGCTTTATCTATTGAAGGATACCAACGCGAGATATATGACAAAATAGTGCATGCAAAATTATCAAAACCCATTATTGCAGAAAAGGTAGAAGAAGAGAAAGATGCCGATGTTGATGTTGATGTTGAATCGGTTGTGGAAGAAGAGAAAGATGTCGATGTTGATGTTGATGTTGATGTTGATGTTGATGCCGATGTTGATGTTGAATCGGTTGTGGAAGTTGATGATAATCTCGAAACAGATACGCGACCTCAACAAGAAACAAGTTTTGGTTATAATACACTCAAAGAACCATTGGAAGCGCTAAACATCGTATTTCCGAATAAAAATGTAGACGATGATACATCTGAATTTTTGGGTAAAAAGGGTCTAATACGTATAGTTGCAAATATTGATAGTCTACCATATGAATTTAACAGCGAATACTTGAATGGTACACGATCCATGTTTCAAATAGATGTTATTGCAAAGTATAGTGCGAAAATGAGCAATATAGGACGGGCTATAATGAAAAATGAAGGAATAGCACTTGTTTTCAGTCAATATATTTATGGAGGTATAGTTCCGATTGCGATAATGCTTGAAGAAATGGGATTTGTTAGATATGGAACTCATAAATCATTCTTATCTGAATCATACAAACGAACGAATAATATCGCCCCACTAATGATCAATGGGAAACAGGCAACATACTCGATGATTACATCTAATTCTACTTTTTCAGGTTCAAATGCTACCGAAATTAACGCGTCAACAAGCGAAGACAATAAAGACGGAAGTGTTATCAAAGTAGTATTAATTACGAAAGCGGGATCAGAAGGCATCGATTTAAAAAATATACGAGCTGTACATATATTGGAACCATGGTATAATATGAATCGCATTGAACAAATTATTGGTCGAGCTGTACGTAATTGTAGTCATAAACAACTTGAACTTAAACATCGAAGTGTCATGATATATCTATACGGCACATCATACGACGAGAAGGAATGTGCTGATTTATATGTTTATCGTTTGGCAGAAAGGAAGGCTATTACAATTGGTAAGGTATCTCGTGTGTTAAAAAACAACGCAATCGATTGTATCTTACAAAGTCCTGGACGTTCCTATTTGGATATACCAAAGACATTTCCATTATTATTGGCAAATGGAGAAACAATCGAATATAGTCTAGATAATCAATCGTATACATCCAATTGCGACTATATGAAAACATGTGCGTATAAATGTAGTGCCGTTAAAAATGATGATATCGTTGAATATGACAAAAATGTTATAGAAACAATCGAGCCAAATAACGATACCAATTCGGATAAATTTTTGGAGGCGAATTTAGACAATTTAAAACAACGAATTCGTAATTTATTTGCAGCGAAATACATGTACACACGTGAAGACCTTTTCCATCATTTGATTAGTATAAAAAAATATCCCAAATTACAATTATTAAAAGCTATTGATGACATGACATCTGAAGATACAATTGATTTTTTATACGATAAATATGGGCAACGAGGTAACTTAATCGAAATAAACAATGTGTTTTTGTTTCAACCATCTTCAGTAAAAAACACCAATATTACAATGCATGAACGTACAAAACCTATTGATTTCAAGGTAAACACAATCCGTGTAGAGGTGAAAAATCAAATGGCAAAGGAATCACCGAATGGTTCCATGGGTAAAAGCGACGAGGATGAATTTCAGTACGGGGATATGTTTAGTATTATGATGGGTGATTTAGACATAGGAATTATCGAAGATAATCTATTAAATATATTTAACATTGAAAAACAGATAGTAGATAAAATATTTTTAATGTATTTTTATGATACGCTTCACTACGAAAACAAGGTTCGTTTATTTTTACAAATTATGAATAATACTGATTTAAAACCTTTATCGTTGGATTCACAAATGAAAGAAATATTGGAACAACGTATTTTTACAAAAGGTAGTTTAAAGTATACAATGTTTGCCGACAGCAATGGAAATAATGGATACGTTTTTAAAGATGGTAAATGGGAAGAAGGTAATTTAATCTACTATAAAGAATTCGAACCTTTAATCGTGGAAAAATGGTATGTCAAATCTGATGAAATGTCAGAATACCTAGGTTTAATATTTACAAAGGTCAATAAAAATACCAAGGAAAAATCGTTTGATTTTAAAATTAAAGATGCCAAAAAACTCACAAATATGAGTGCTGTATGCAAAACATTCAACTCTATTTTTCGAAAAGATTTAATAAAATATCTCGTTTCATCAACCGATGTTGTAGAATTATTTTATACTACATATAATTCAAATAGAATGTGTTTATTTATACAAATGTTTATGCGATATAAACATTTTAAACGAGATGAAGAAAAGGTTTGGTTTTTAAATTTGGAACAGAGTATGTTCAATAAAAAGAATCATAAGAGCCTCAAATTTTAATATTTAAAATTGAATTAAAGATTTTATATGGATATAATAGTAACAGATGGAAATTATGAATGTTGGTAAACCAGACGAACAAATACAAGCAAATGAAATGATGTCTAATAAACGTCGCTTAAAAATCATCGATATTTTCACTCCTGTCGTAACGACAGAAAAAGTAGAGATCGATATACAATTCGTAAATAAATCAATTAAGGAAACATTGCGTAAGAAGCTCGCTTACAGAATGGAAGGTTTTTGTTCGGGTCACGGATATGTAAAACCAGAGTCGATAACCATTATTAATTATTCTGCGGGTGTTATTAACAACGATCATATTCAGTTCACGTGTACAATCGAAATGTTTGCTTGCCTTCCTGTCGAAGGAATGATTGTCGAATGCCAAGCAAAAAACATTACCAAGGCAGGAATTCGTGCCGAAGTCCTCAAGTACGATCCAACACCTCTAGTGATTTTCATTGCAAGGGATCACCATTTCCAAAATGCCTACTATAATAGTATTAACGAAAACGATATTATTCATATTCGTGTTATTGGACAACGTTATGAATTAAATGATCGGTTCATTTCGGTTATTGCCGAGATTATTGTTCCAAAGGAGTTTAACACACAAGATCCTATGCCCAAACTTACAATTAAAGAATAAAGCTGAGTAAAACTTTGTCTATTGTTATAATATACAATGCTTTACGAATATGAATGTAAGATTATCAAAATACCCATACCAAAAATGCGTCGAATAATACAAACAAATGGTGGTACGAAAATTCACAATAGTATATTATTCCGCAGATATCTTTTTTTTTTGCCCGGAAAACGTCAAAATGGCTTCATACGTTTACGAAGTGAAGGAAAAGACCGCGTTACACTTACATGTAAAATATTTACATCGGCGTCCAAATATCCTAAGGAGGATGAAATCGTATTGTCGTCTACATTCGAGCAAGCCTATTCATTTTTATTAAATTGTGGACTGAAAGAAAAGTCTTATATCGAAACACGGCGTGAAAAGTGGAGACACCCGCTTGCAAAAGAGATAGTCATTGATCACTGGCCAGGTATTGACCCTTATATGGAAGTTGATTGCGAAAGTGAAAAAAATTTAAAAAAAGTGTTAGATATATTCGGTTTCGATAAGGATAATATATGCTATGATGGAGTTCACGAATTATATACAAATAAATATGGTATAGTTAAGAAACATTTTATTAATCTCCCACGTTTAGATTTTAAGGATTTCAAAAAACAACTAAAATATAAGTTACATTCAAAAACATTTAAAAATAAACGCACACGTAGTAGTAATGATAGAAACACGCGCACAAAAACGTCAAAAAACAGAACCCGAAAATGTAAAAAATACAAATACAAATGATGTACTTTGTGAAAATTTACTAGATAATAACCATATTATGACAGACAATAGACTTTATGACATTTCATTGGATAGTATTAAAAATACCAATCCTCAATTTGAAAGTATTAATCAACTTATGGCGGATAATGATAAGGATAATGATAATAAAAGTAAATGTAATGGTGCATTAAAAAAACTCGAACTTAAATACCATTCTTTTTGTGTTATATCATAAAATAGATAATAAACAATAATTTCATATATTATTATTGTTTATGGAACATACATGTGGTCATTTTTTAGTACAATATTTAGATAAGGACATTCGGCCAACACGTAAAAATGAAAATAAATGCCTTGTTATTATTGAAACACGTACATCATTTTGGTTACCTCTTGTGATTAAAAACGCAATTGATAAATGTCCCGAATACAATTTACATGTATTTGGAACACCGAATGTCATACAATTTTTGGATATACATGTAAAAGGTGATTATAAAAAAACACGAATTGATTGTTATATGCGAAATATTCAGGACTATAACATGTTACTTACCAATACATCTTTCTGGGAAAGAATAGAGGAGGAACATATTATTATATTTCAATTGGACACATTGTTTCTTCGTTCACCAACTGATAACCATTATAAATACGATTATATTGGAGCAGTTTGTGGTGATTTACAAAACGAGAACACCTTTATTATTAATGGGGGGTTGTCATATCGTTCCAAACGAGCAATGATTAAAGCATGCGATATGATAGAACCAGATGATTTGAATAAAACAGAAGATATTGTATTTACAACATTAATGCGAAAACACCCGGATATTTTTTCATTACCAACTATCCAAACATGTAATAATTTTGCGATCGAAACAATCGGAAATGTAGATAACGCAATCGGCATACACGGAACGGACAAATATTATATTTTTGATAAAACGATATACTCGTTTTTGAAAACGTTTACATAGATATTTAGTAATATTAATGCAATGACTCTATGAAAGAACCTTTTTTATATATATAATATAATATGTACGCAGAATTGTATTCAGAAGACGATGATATATTGCATAAAAGGAAAAGGGTTCATAAAAAAACAAACGATGATAAAACAAATGATGAACCAATTATTAAGAATAAACAGATTGTAATTGGTATGATTGAATCCCCTCCCTATATTTATAAGGATAAACTAGGCAATTATACAGGTTATGAATATGAAATAATTAAAGAATTTGTTAAAGAAAATAAACTAAATGTAAATTACCAATATATTTCGATTAAAGGACGAACCCAAACGTACAATGATTTCATCGATCTCGTAACAAAAGGAAAATATGACATATTATGTGGGAATATTTCTAGATCTCACGAAAGAAGCAAAAGGATAATTTATAGTCAACCGACAAGTCTTGAACATGTGTCATTTTACTTTGAAAAAAAACGTGAAATAAGTTATGCATATTATTATAATATCATCATAACTATCTTGGAAGTTCTTGTCGTAATCTTACTTATTGGGTTTTTAATTTCATTTATACATTTCAAAACCAGTAATTTCAAAATCACATACAAAGAATCATTGTGGAGAGTGTGGAGTGCACTACTTGGAGAACCTGGTCTAGGTGTAAATCCAACTAAATTTAACGACAATGTATCAAAAGCATCTACATCTAATTTAACCATTCGTGGATTTATAATATTTTTATCGGCACTATTTGGTATTTATCTGACATCGCTGGTAACAAGTGAACGTTTAGCGGACGCAATAAAAAATAAACCATTTTCTAAAATTAATGATTTATTAAATAAACATATTGTTGTATATGCTGATGGTTATGACGAGGAGTTGCTTCGTATGTATGAAGACACATATAATTTGAAAATTTCTACAGGTGAGTCTGATGTAGTTGATCGTTATACATTATTAACACGTAAGTTTTTACAAGATAAAACAATTGATGCCTTCTTTATGAGTAGTGAAGAGTTTTATTATTACGATAAATCAAATATGTACGAAAAAGGTTCACTCGTTCTTGAACGAGGTGTAACATCCGTTGTTTTTAATAAAAAATTCATATTACTTTCTCAAAAATTCAATGTAACTCTGTCCCGTATTAGGAAAGAAAAACATTTAAAAGAATTATGCAGTATATATTTCAAAAATGCCGATGTATGTATTCAGTAATTATATACCCGTTGAACCAAATCCCCCTGAACCACGCAATGTTTTGCCGAGATCCTCTTCACATTTCACTAACTCAACCTCGTTTGTTCCAAATATGTGCACCGAATAAAAAAACGGGACTCAATTGGGGTCTTTCATGGTATTTTTTACCGACTTTACACTATTTTTAATAAATTCTAAATAAAATTCGATTTCGGCTGGATTATTGCTATTTTTAATTAATTCCAAATAAAATTCGATTTCGGCTGGATTATCACTATTATCTATATCCTTCTGACTAATGTTTTTAATTTGTTTTATAATGTTTTCTATTCGGTCTAAATAGATGTTCACATTAGAGTCATTAATAGCATTCTTATCACATATGCTTTTATAATATTTTAATTCTTCTTCCGAAATTTCAACTTCACTATTGTCGCATAAACGACTTTCATTCACAGGATTACTCATGATATACACATTTGGACATTTAAGTTCGCACAAAAATACGAATTAAATTATTCAAAGTTTAGGTATGTATCCAGTAATTATATTCCCGTCGAACCAAATCCCCCTGAACCACGCAATGTTTTGCCGAGATCCTCTTCACATTTCACTAACTCAACCTCGATTGGTTCTAGATTCGGTGCGCATATTTGGAACAAGCGAGTACCAGGCTCTACATTGTATGAACAATCTGAAATATTATCGACAAATGCTCCCAACTTCCCGCGATATCCTGAATCGATGATTCCTACGTTATTAGATAGACGTAATGGCGTCTTTGAAATACTGCTTCTTGGATACAAATAGAATGGTGAAGGAGCATCGCCATTATATGCGGCACATTGTATTCCTATATCGATTTTGTAAGTTCCGTGACCTCTAATGGTAATGGGTTCGTGACAAAATAGGTCAAAACCAGAGTCTGGAAAACGACTTTTTGTTTCCTTGTTATGTTTATCAATTGTATTCATATAAAACATTCTCACATTCGGGTTTTCAATATATATCTTTAGCTTCATGATGATAGATAATTAATAAATATAATACATAATGTAATTTCAATTTTTATTGTAAACCGAATATGATGTGTCATGATGCCCATAATAAATATTTTAGGGTTATATATAATATAGAATGACATTTTGCAAATATAAAAATGCTTTAGGTGCACCCAATAAAGGTGTACACGCATATCGTCTATTTAATATCGCAATAGTAGACGTATTATTAACCATATTATTAGCATATATTTTATCAATCGTCCTAAAAATATCATTTATACTTACACTTGTGATGTCTTTTACGGCTGGTATTCTTTTACATCGTCTTTTTTGCGTCGATACAACGATTGATAAATGGTTACGGAAATATGTTTAAACAGATAATTGTAATATTACATAATATAAATGATGTTGATTAACCTATTAATATCTACCTGCCTAGTAGGAATCTCTGCGCGTATGAATGAATATGTACCCATATTAGATGTGGATCTTTTTCAAACACAACAAACTTCGTCCGATACATTACCCGAGGCTTTTTCATGGAGTAATGTAGATGGCGTAAATTATCTAACTAAAAATCTTAATCAGCATATACCATCCTATTGTGGATCTTGTTGGGCACATGGAAGTATTTCTGCATTGTCTGATAGAATCAAAATTATACGCAAGGCACAATTCCCTGATATACAATTATCTATCCAATTCTTACTCAATTGTCAATTTGGTGGATCTTGTATGGGTGGGGATCATTTGGCAGCATATAAATCGATTAAGGAATACGGAAATATTCCATTCGAAGATTGTATGGTATATCAAGCATGTAGCAGTGATTCTAATGAAATCGCGTGTGCCAATAAACCCGACTTCACATGTGATCCAATTAATGTTTGCCGAACATGCGATACCTTTAGCAGCCACGGAGGAAAATGTGTACCCATCCATTATTATCCCAACGCAACCATCGCAAGTTTCGGTTCAGTTAAAGGTGTTGATAATATGAAAAATGAGATTTTCAACAATGGTCCCATTGCGTGTGGAATAAATGCCAACGAAATTGATGATTACCATGGTGGTATACTAGACGTCCCGAATGCTAGAAAAATGATAAACCATATAATCAGTATTGTCGGGTGGGGCATTGATGCCAATACGGATAACCAATATTGGATTATACGCAATTCTTGGGGCTCTTACTGGGGCGAAATGGGATTTATGCGTTTATCCATGGGAGAAAATCAATTAGGTATTGAAAAATCCTGTGCATTCGCCATTCCCGCTTCGTGGACTGAACATAACATACCTTGTGATGAGAATGGTGAAAATTGTTAAATCCAATTTGCCATCATATGTGAAACCAATACCTGTATAATATACTCTTCTTATTTGAGAAGTATATTATTCAAATATAATATCATAATATTACATATATACCAATCATGCCACGCATACAAAATGGTGGATTATTATTAACAACAAAAATGCCATCTACATTTCATGCTATTTACGAAATGATAAAAAACGCACGTGAAATAAAACCATTCTATATGGATTCACTAAAAGGATTTGTATTTATTTTAAATATAGATGCTGACAAAAGTCTGTTTTATACATTAAATCCAGATAGAAGCAAGATAGATGTAAAAGTAGAGTCTATCATCTTTAAATTCGCATTTGTTAGTGATGTTCCAAGACAAGTAGAACCCGATCTACCATATGACGGGTTTCATATTCATAAAGAAAGTGATGTAATGAATAGTGTGATTAATGAAGTTGCGATTCAACAACATATTTATTTAGAAAGTATCAAAAATACCGGTTCGCCTATTGTACCAGGTGTTGCGGATTTTTCATACTTTGAAACAGACCAGTCATTTGCGTTGTTAGATTTATTGGTTGACCATTGCAAAAATGCCGAATCCAAACAAGTTTTTACATACATCAAAACTCGTCTAGCAGAGAATCCTGCATTCCCTAAAGAAACAGATGGGTTTAAATTATCTCTTATTAGCATGGAAAATGCTATATCGTATGTCCAGTTACAAAATGTTCTAGTAGGTAAATACATTTTAGAAGAACGTAAACACGCATGTATGGCAACAATTGCCCAGATGACACGTCTTTTTTTACAATTTGGTGTAGTTCATTGTGATGCACATGACGGAAACATTTTAGTCAAACAAAATTTAAGTGGAAGACAGGCAGGTAACAACACATTGAGTTCGATGGATGCGAAAATTATTGATTTCGGAAGTTTTATCAATTTATACGATGATATGAAGCGTCCGTTAATCACTGCAAAATTTTCGGTTGATATGCAAAATGAATTAAAAAAAACGATATTTAGTCAGGCACCAAGTGATATGATTATCGAAAAATTACTATTACAAGATTATAAATTGTTTATATCGACAACAGATGAGACAATTAAAAACAGACTCGTTGAGACATTGAAAACCATATTTCTCATTATTGTAACAACCGATCTTGCTTACCAAAAAAACAAGTTTGGGAAAAATTTTATACAGGGAGCGGCAGCATTTAAATATTTAAAGTTATTGAATATTGAACATGAATATACAGAGAATGTGAAAATTAATATGGAATCAACAGAAAGTGATTATGTTAAAGATAAATACATGGATATTGTTCGAATATTATATGAAATAATTGCACCCGAAAATAGAGGACAACATATATCGGGTAATACTATTGATGCCTATAAGAAAGAGGATCGTTTTGCCACAATTGATGCCCATAGCAAGGATAATAATAGACGAAGTATAAGTGATTTGATTTCAGATATCGTTCGTGAAAAACCTGTGAAAACAAATAGATTTAAAAAATGGTTCGGACGAAATAAAACTGCTGGTAAAAGACGAAAATCCGTTAAAAGAAAACGTAAAACACGCAGAAAGAGTATCAGAAAGAGTATCGGAAAGAAACGTAAAACGCGCAACAGAAATAAATGCGGAGGAACAAAAAAAAATGTCAGATTTGATCCTGAGTCAGTAAAACCTGAAGACATGAGTTCAAGAATATTTCATGAATTAGCACACGATACATCATTGGTTAGAAATGATGTCAAAAAATATACGGATGCCGTCAGAAATGATAAAAATATGACAAAAAAATATGAAGATATGTATTCTGATATCATAGGAAGTTCAAAATGGTTGAAAAGTGAAAATCCAAAATGGGATCGAATATATGACAGAATAGCACGTGTTTCCACTAACACATCACAAAATTCAAAATTGGGTGGAAAATAAGAAGAAATAATAGAAGAAAGAAATAAACATAAAGCTTTATTCGTTTAATTAGATAGTATGGTAAAAATCGCATTTGTTACCGGTATTACAGGTCAAGACGGGTCGTATTTGAGTGAGTTACTTATTTCAAAGGGGTATGAGGTTCATGGTATTGTTAGGCGGACGTCGCTAATGTTTTCAAGTGATCGTCTCGATCCTATTCGCAAGTATCTTCATCTACATTATGGTGACTTATCAGATGGGTCGTCATTAAACCAACTTTTCTTTGAAATTACGCACGATCGTGAATTCGAAGTATTTGAGATATACAACCTGGGGGCACAAAGTCACGTCCAGATTTCATTTGAAATCCCAGAGTATACTTCCATGGTCGATGGAATTGGTGTATTGAAAGTTCTAGAAGCAATTCGGGCTTTCCCTCCCGAGATTCGAAATAAAACGCGTTTTTATCAAGCGGGAACCAGCGAAATGTTTGGCGATGTTATAGAAAAACCTCAGACCGAAACCACTCCATTCCGACCACAATCACCATATGCATGTGCAAAGGTATATGCTCATTTCCTGGTTCGTAACTATCGAGAATCATACGGCATGTTCGCATGTAATGGCATTCTATTCAATCACGAAAGTCCTCGTAGAGGTGCAAACTTTGTCACTATGAAAATTGTGAATGGTATCAAATCGATTGTTTCGGGGAATTGGAAAAGTATTAAACTTGGAAACATATATAGCAAACGTGACTGGGGACACGCGAAAGATTACGTGGAGGGAATGTGGTTGATGTTACAGCAAGATAGCCCAGACGATTATGTTTTGGCAACCAACAAAACCACAAGTGTCAAGGATTTTATCATTCAGTGTTTCAGATACAAGGGAATCGAACTTAGTTGGGAAGGCGAAGGATTGAACGAAAAGGCAACGAATATTGCAAATGGTGAGGTGGTCGTGGAAATAGATCCAAAATATTTCCGACCAAGTGAAGTTGAATTTTTACTAGGTAACCCAGCCAAGGCACAAGAAAAATTAGGATGGACTATTAAACATGATCTTGATAGTTTGATCGAAGATATGTTTGAACATGGGATGTAATATAAAAATAGAATACTGACCAAAAATGAAGTTACCTATAAAAAAAAATTGAAATAAAATATTGTTGTTATTAATATAACAAAATAACAACAATAATAATGACCACAATAATGACAGATTCTACTTCAAATACAAATGCCTACGATATAGCGCTCACACAATATAAGATGTTTTCCCTCTTAGATAAAGATATTGCATTTAAAGACTTGGATAATGAATGGAAAAAATCACAAGAAGCTCACAATCAGCTTACACAAAAACACAACAATTTTAAAAAAGAACTCCACGACGCCCAACAGCAATTAGGAGACGAAGCAATTAAAAAATGGAACGAAAATAAATTAATACGCACGGACATTGATATTAAAGACGCTGTTAATTTATGGTATAAAAATAAAAAAGAAGCTATCATTAAATATGGACATATAAGTGATTGGAATACAACACAAGTAAAGGATATGTCTCAATTATTCTACAGAAAATATAGGTTCAACGACGATATAAGTAAATGGGACGTAAGTAATGTACAAGATATGAGCCAAATGTTTCACGCATATAAATGGGACCCATCTATATTCAATCAAGATATTAGTGGATGGGATGTAAGTAATGTTGAAGACTTGCAATTAATGTTTTATAACGCAGTAAATTTTAACTGCGATTTAAGTCGATGGGATGTAAAAAATGTAGTATCTATGCGGTTTATGTTTGCTGGTGCAAAAAAATTCGACGGAAATATTAGTAATTGGGTTTTAAAAAATATAGACAGAGCAAGTGCTATCAAAGGCATATATGAAGATTGTAATATATCATCCGAAAATCAAATAAAAATTACATATCATAGCTATTCTTGGGATGAAGAAGAAGATGAATATAACGATGAATATAACGATGAATATAATGATGAATATAACGATGAATATAATGATGAATATAATGATTATAATGAATATGATTATGCTGATAGTACTACATTAAATTATCATAAAGACCATACACCTAATGAAAATGGAAATGAAACTAAATATGAAAATAAAAATAACTACTACAATTTATTGGATGAAGATGATGAAGATGATGAATATGAAAAAATTGTGCTCAGTGGCGAAAAAACACGCATAATGGAAATAAACGAACATAATCGCATACACGATGATTATGCGGATGGGTATGATACAGACGAGGAATGGAGCGAATTGGAACGGATAATAGGTTGGTAATAGATATTATTGAATGTAAACCAAAGTTTAAATTATAATTTTTGTAAATATGAAGGAAGCACGAGCATATATGATTAGTGATATAATAAGAACGAAACAAAATGTGTATATTGTTTTTTTATACAACATAAACATAATGACATACATAAACATAATGACAGCGATTTACATAGGTGCAGGAGTTGATATTCGCCCTATTCAATTGTTAAAATACATAAAAAATTTTTATTATATTGATGGTCAACCTTTCAGTGAATTTGGAACAATACAGGCTCAAGAATGGGAAGATGGAGGGTGGACAGGAAAATTTACAGATGGTTTTTCAAGACCAAAATTTATACCAGAATTAGATAAAAATATGACTAGTATTAATATGAAATTAATAAATAAATTTGATAATATTAGAATATATTCAGACGGAGACCAAACCGTTCATTATTATACGAATACCGCCATACCTGAACATTATGAAAAAATAAAGGATACAATAATAAATTTTGATACTTTAATTGTTGCTGGACATGACCCGGACAGCATATTTATAGATGCTACAAAAAACAAAATACATTTTATAGGTTTTGAAGGTACTTCATATTATAATGAAAATGAAAATAAACAAGGTTCAGACGAACCAAATGGAGTTGTTAACAGATTACATACTAAAGAAATAATGAATAGATTTGAAAAATATACATATATACATGATAACGGCACGCATTTATCATTTGATGATTGGAATTCATATTACGATCATTATCTTAAATGAATTTAAAGTAGAAATCTCACCTTCATCTAAATCTGATCTACAATGCTCACACATATATCGAACACGTAGTTGTCCGCTCCAAAGAGCATTGGGAGGTTTTCAACATAATTTGACAAAATGTAAAATATGGTTTGTCCAATTATTGGAAATCCTATTTTCACACATTGGACGTTTTTCGGAAACTTTTTCACGAAAACCTTTTTTTATTCTTATTTTTTTTGATTTTCAGGGTAAAGTTACATCCTCAAAAACACGTAAAAGTGAAAATGCTAGATATATGGTTTGAAACGACTTTTAGTTTAAAAAAAGCTGTGACGATAAATATTTTGAACATCTAATATTTATTGCAAATATTAACATTTAAGAAGACTTTCTTGTTAGTCTATATGGCTAACAAAAAGTCTTCAAAAGTCTTGGGATTTTTTGTCTGTGAAAAATGTGATTATAAATCAAGCAAGGAGTATGATTATAACAAACATCTTTTAACAGCAAAGCACAAACGACTAACATTTCAGACTAACCAAAAAGTCGCAGAAAAAGCAGACCTAATTGTGTGTGAATGTGGAAAAGAATACAAACATTATTCATCATTATCAAAACATAAGAAAGTATGCGAATATGTTTCATATTTACATAGTTCGATTTCATCGAAAATGGTTGACATATCTGGATCTGAACAAAATGAAATTGTCGCCGATATTCAGAGTATTGATTTATTTGACAATAACGACAACAACAATCTTATTATTCAGTTGATCAAGGAAAATAAAGAGCTACAACGAACCATTATAAATCAGAATTCAACTTTCATAGAACAACAAGAATTACATAACAAAACGCTTGCAGATAAGATTAATTCGATTGTGCCTATGATGAACACGTCTACAACAAACAATACAATGAATAATAATTTTAATATTAATCTGTATTTAAATGAACATTGTAAGGATGCGTTGAATATCATGGATTTTGTAAAGTCTCTTCGTATAGAAATGAAAGACCTGGAGCTCACAGGATCTCATGGTTTCGTCGAAGGAATGTCTAACATCATTGTAAAGGCAATGCAAAATTTGGATATAACAAAGAGACCGATTCATTGTACCAATTCGAAAAAGGAAACATTGTATGTGAAAGACAATGAGATATGGGGTAAAGATGATGACAAGGATAAAATAAAGGAGGCTATTCTTCATATTAAACAGAACAATGTGCGAAAATTGGCAGAATGGGTAATCGCAAATCCTGAATGTGAAAATATGGATAGTCCTCTCAACAAAATGTATATGGATATGTTAAACCAAACTATTGTTGTGAACGATAAAAAAATAAATAAAATAATAAAAAACGTGACAAAACATGTGATATTGGATAGTGATGAAACGTAGTTATTTTTTAACAATAAGTAGAAGTGTGTATAGACATAATTTGTTCTGCGACAGGTTCCGATTCATTTGGAGATGGGACAGGTGCCGGGACCGGTGGAGGGGCGGCACCACGATTTTGTACTTGTATCTTATATTTATCGAGAATAGTTACTGGCCACGGGGTGGCATTCTCTTGAAAATTCCAGGGAGGATATGTCCCATAAATTGTCTTATATTCGGTACGGCATTTGTTTTCCATGGAATGAATCGAAGGACAAACAAACTCTTCCGTTTCGTCATAAAGTCCTGGCACCATGACCTTGACAGGCTTGCTCCAAATGCCATAGATTTCGATCTGATTGTTTTGTAAAAGTTCATTGTAAATAAGATGGTGAATACCAAATGTTCGAATAGAAGGACTACCACCTAGACCTCCTTGGTAAAATGAAAATGTCGTTTTCATCCCACCTTTACACTCGGACTTACCTATCTTGAGGATTTCATTTTCATCGCCATTTCTTTTGACGATCAAATAAATGCGCCCAAAATCGCTTGAAATTTGTTCCTTCATATCCTCCTGCCATTTCATTTTCCATAGCTGTTTGGTTTTATTGTCAGTGCGTAAAACACACTCACCTAGACGCTGACATGTCTTTACCGCGTCGATACGTAATGTTGTAGGAACTTGCATTGTGTTAGTATATGTAATGCCCATCGGTATCAAAAAATAAATCAATTTTAAATAACGTAATACCATATTTTTCTAAAAGATTTTTCGTTGTATAAGATTATACAATACAAAAACTATTGAAAATAATACACCACCCCATATCGTATCAATTATCATTACATCAGCAGTCCAATTTGTAAAAATTGCTCTATTTGTTCCTTCGTATATTCCATATGTTAAAAATCCTAATATAAAGGCATCTAATATAGTGCCTTCTTTATATAAAATGAAATAATTAAATACGGCAATTATACATAAATACGCTACAATTATTCCATCTAAACGTAGTTTTATAGATTTGCCTTGAATACTATATATTAAAGAATTAAATAAGGGAGATATTAATTTCAAATAAATACTATCTATTGATATGAATAATATTGTAGTAATTATTAAGTTGATAATAACATTTGATTTCATAATATAATAACAACTTATTATATTATTTTTTAGCTATTTTCGTTTATTTTCGTCTATTAATTTCATAATCGAAATCTTTTTTTGTTAATTTGTATCCCCAGTGCTGCAATACCTGTCTTATTTTAGGACTAATAGTTTCATCATTCCATGTACCATTGCGTTTTTGTATTTGAGTTACTAAAAATCTCATAAATCGTCCTTTATTTCCTGCTAATTTTTTCCATCTAGATATTTGTCGTTCGTCATCGTTGGAACGTTTTCCCATAAAAAAATCACAATACCAATGAACCCATCCATAAGGATGGTTTTTGTTTATCCATTTCTTATCTTCCCAAAATTTCAAGGTAGTACCCACCTTTACATTATATTTATTGATAGAATTATCATATTCCGATGATGATAAATGTTCTTCTGGTATATTTTTCCACCATGATTTCGGATATTTTTTATGAACATTTTTAAATTTTTTTTTCATTACACTAGAATAGATCGGTCGCCAATACGTTCCTCCAAAACTTCCCATTTCAAATATTTCTCTTGGAGTTAAATTGGGTTTAAAATCAGGATATTCTTTAAATAATATTTTGCTATTTTTGCTAGTCTTTCTATTTTTGCTAGTCTTTCTATTTTTGCTATTCCTTCTATTTTTGCTAGTCTTTCTATTTTTGCTATTCCTTCTATTTTTGCTATTCCTTCTATTTTTGCTAGTCTTTCTATTTTTGATAGTCTTTTTAAATCGTGATACACGTCCCCTTTTATATTTTTCTGTTCTTGCGTTGTTTATTTGTGTTTTAGTTAATTCTTTAAATGTAGTGGGTGTTTTATTGGTTATTTTACGTTGGGGTCTATATACATCATTTTTATTCTTGTATCCAATCTCACCACGTTGATTTGTCCATTTTTCTAAAAACCATCTAGATAATCCACGTTTTCTGGTTCGTTTACCAATGTATGGTTGTTTTTTATTACCATATTTTTTGGTAAAATCCTTTTTATATTTTTGTACTAATAAACCACTTCGGTATGCACTATGCTTTGGATATTTATTATATATATGTTTTTTTGTTTTTTTGTATAATTTACAATCAACTGGTTCCATTGTATATATAAAAGATATATATTTAATAATTATGATGTTTTTACCTCTTGACTATAAAAACAGAATCTAATTCAGGAATACTTCCTTGGTCGAATTTGCCAAGACATTTCACTCGAGTGATATCGATTTCATATATTGTACTAGGATTATGATGATAATCATAATCATCTATCATTAGCGTATATGAAATATATACATTAAAGTCGTTAATTTTATTAATAATCAAATTCAAAAATCGCGATTTATAACCTGTAATAAAATAGGATAACTTTATTGGTGTAGATGATTTTTTTAACATGGAATGCAAAATTTGAATGAGTCTGAATTTGTTATCTGTATACTGGATCTTCTTAATTTTTTTAGATTGTATAACGCATTTTCCGGACAAATCAGCTAACTTATCAATAGTAAATGGTAATTTTATAGTTTCATTTATGCTGGCATTTTTCAAATATATATATTTTAGCAAATAATGACAAATACAATCGGATGCGCGACGTATTGGTGACGTAAAATGCGTATATTCAGCGCTACCGACTAAATCATGAGATGCAACCTCGTTGATGTATTCTGCTTGGATACCATTTGTAATAATTTCATGAAGTAATTCATTACCACTTAAATTTTTATAATTTTCATCATTTATAAAATCCTTCGCATTACACGTTCTAAATATGCCAATACCATCAAAATGAATCTTCAAATATTCACCAATGAAAGAATTCGCAAATATGGCAAATTCGGCAATCATATGTTTCATTTTCATTTCACTAGGTGTGTTTTGATATAGATATGGGATTTTATTATTATACGCAATGATAGAAGCAGTAACACCATTTAATTTCGTTCCTATTGTGGAATACGATCGTTTCAATTGAAGTGCCTCACTTATTTTCAAACCAAATTCCAAACATTTATTAGTATCGATACTTGTTGACGCACCTAGATAATTTAATGAATTCTCCTTTTTAAGTTTAACATTAGAAAATAACATTTGAACTTTACCGGTGGGTAAATGTGTTTGAACATCAATCTCTGTCAATATTGTAATTGCCTTTTTAATATCTCCGAACTTATTATCCATTAAACTTGATTTTTCCATTATTTCTTGTGGTATCATGTGAATGGGCTTTCTATTAGATGGGTATTTTGTAATGATTGTTTTTTCGATATCAGACCAAATAGACGAATCGATATTAATGAATTCTGTTGGGTCAGCAATATGAATAGCTAGAAATAATTTTTGTTCTTTATAATAAATACTAAACGCGTCATCCGCATCTTCACAACCTTCAGGGTCGATTGAAAAAGTTTCGATATCTGTGAAATCGACTCTGTTATTAATATTATATTGATGTGGTAAAATATTATCATTCATTAATAATACATCAGCATCTGCGTTTCTTTTGACTCCATATAAACATTCTACGTTTTTCGTATATTTCAATTCAAAGTGATCTTGATCCATACTAGTAATCATAAATACCTTTTATATCATATGCCATAAGTAATACGACTACTACAGATAGTATCAAGTATCAAGTACCTATTATTTTGAAAATAACTTCAAATCCATGGAACCACGAACCAATAAGATATACACAATTGTATGAAGAGCTAACCCACGAGTTGTTGGGCAACCATTGTCATTAGATAGTTTACCTAAAAATCCGCCTAACATTTGTTGTGTGAATTTATAAGTATATGGATGTATCACTAATATAAATATGAACGCAGAGAAGATAGAAATATGCCATTTTGTATAACTTGAATCACTCATGTATATAGTATATTGTTATATTATTTTGAAATTATTTTCTGATCGATGCAAATAACGAATAATGTTTTAACTAAAAATAGTTAAATATAGTTACATGGAAACAATGGCGATTATATTAAAAATCTATATAAAGATTTTAAAATAATCGAAACAACTTGGAGTTATGGAATGAATATATCGTGTTTTATAACATAGATTTACATTTATTTACACCGAAAATGAATTTGTTGACGGACCATGTTTTATAATATTCGTTGTATTGTTTGCGATAATACAATGCAAATCCAACTA